ATTACTAGTCAATATGCATTAGGAGAATTTGAATATCCAACAAGTTCAAGTGAACAAACATATTGGTGTGATCATTGCGCATTTGTATGGTTAGAATCAGATTTAACAGATCATCTAGAAGAATAACTTTAAAGGGAGGTATAAATGGAGACAAGTAATTGTTGTGGAGCATTATTTTATGAACCTGGTTATCCAGATAATGATATTTGCTCTTCTTGTAAAGAACATGCAAGTCCAATGGAAGAAGAAACTGATTTTTATGATGGTATAAAATCCTATTTAAAATTAGAGGAAGAATGGAATATTAACAATGATTCAGTTTTAAGAGAATCAATTATAAATGATAGGAGATAGTTAATGGATAATATATTACAAACTATAAACTATATTGATTATGGTTTAGTATGCTTGATATTAATACTAATAATTGGTATGGCTTGGTTGTATTACGATCTAGGAGTCATGACTAGTAGAAAAGAAGAGTGGAGATTCATTGCTCTTGAAAGAGAAAAGATGACAAAAGAATTGAAAGAGATTTTCAATGATGTAAAGGAAACACGTGAAGGGTAGTTAATATTTAGTCAGCACCTACTTACTCCCTTCACATACCCAGGTAGACCAACCCAAGTGGGTGCTGATGTAATTTATAAGGGAGACAAAGATGAATAAAGAAATAGCATTACTTCAAGATGAAATAGATAAACTTGAATTAGCTAATTGTGAAGCACAACACAAAATAGAAGACCTAGAACACGAAATCCTTGAAATAAAAAAAGATGAAGATGACATGGTTAGTGCAATAAGTACGGTGAAGGATTTATTAAAAGGATATTAAACAAAAAGAAAAGGAGAACTACATGCAGTTAGTAACAATGAAAG